GCCTGCTCACCGCCTGCCACAAGGTTGAACCGGTGTGGCGAGGACAGGATAATCCCCTGTGCCGTCGTCGGGACGAACCCAATACGGTCATACAGGTACGTCGTCAGTGTCTCACGAGTCGCAGTCGTCATCTCTTCTTCCCGACCTTATCCTGTCTTCGGGATTTCTTCCTCATCTTCTTCCGTTTCGCCGGACTCTTAGGCTTCGACATGCTGTTTCTTCCTCATCATAGCCGGTATCTCCCTATGATGCTGTATGAACCCCTCCCTGCGTCGTTTGTCCGAAGGCTCTTCATCAAGCTTGTGTTGAGACTCGACAACCCGACAGTGCTCCCGGAACTCCACCCTCCGTAGATTGTACTGCTTCATATATGCGCGTTTCTTCATAACTTTAGCAATATTGGCCGGAGGGCTACTGATAAACCCGTGCTCGTAAAGCCTCTCCTCTACCTCTACCTGACTCACAACACCAAAGTTCCTTATCCTGATCAACTCCTTGGAACTACATCCCATAAGATCTTTTACCGTCCTAATGCCACCACGCCGAAGACTGTTGCGTGCTCTACTCGATAGCCCAAGACACTCTATCGGCGAAGCAGACCTTCTAGATGATTCCGTTCGGAAATATCCCGATACCCTATTCCATATCCTATTCATAACTGTTCCTCTCATCCTTGCTTCTTCCTCAATATCTCGTCAATCTGCTGCTCTACCGGCACATCCAGCCCACTGGCTGCCTTCCGTACCTCCACCGGCTGCTCCTTCGCAGCCTTCCTCCACTCCCTGAGCAAGTCACGTGCCGTCTCGTCCTGGACAATCGCCGTCGGACGATACTTATTGGGTAGATTAGCATTCAATAACGTAATTGCCAAGATGGGAACCTTCTTCACCATCTCGGGATCCATAACAATTCCTACCACTACCTCCTCTAACGCCTCCGCAAACTCCTGCCGTGCATCTAAAACCCTGTCAGGAAACTCCGGATCACCCTCCATCCACTCATAATACGTCTGCCTCGTTACCCCAGCCTTATTCAAACCGTTACGGATCGTCCCGGTTTCCTTCAGCCCACGAAGGAAGTTCTCCTGGTGGATCCTCTTCTTCCTTGTCCTCTCGTCAAGCTCGCCTAACGCCTTCTTCTCCCTCGCCGTCATGACGCGGCTTACTCTCTTAACAGGTTTCTGCATGAAATGTTTCCCCCTTACAGTTACTGGTTACAGTACCTTACTACTTTACCTTACCCCCCCCTTAAGGGGGGTATAGGGTAAGGTAAAGTAAGTTACTAGTTACAGTAATGTCACTGAATTAACTTTACCCTTACCCCACTTTACCCCACTTTACCCAGTAAAGTTTTCTGATCCAGCTACGAATCCTGGAACTTTACCCGTAACATTACTCTACTTTACCCAGTAAAGTACAGGAACCATGATGCATCTGTCAACGGATGCCTTTAACAGCAAAAGTCTGGCAGGGGTATCCCCAGTAAAGTATCAATATCTCTAAGCCATACCCCCTCAAAGAACAAAAGTAATAGAATCAGCATCCAGTCACAGCAAGCTGTTCCTGTCGCTGTCAACCGTAACGGGGGGGCATATCTGGGCACGCGCGCCTTCGGTTCCTTGTGCTTTGTTTCTCTTGTGCACAATGCGGCACTAGTGCACAAGTGCCAGTGCCCACAGTGCCCTGGGTGCTAGTTTTGTTAGAGTCGTTGGCACAAGGACACGGTCCCGACCGCCACAGTCTCAGTGCCAAGTGGCGTCAACGGCCCCAGTAGCTGGCAGCTATACCATAGTCTAAGGGCTTGACATACAGCAAATGGTGTGTTATGCTCCGGCTGTATCAGCCTGCAGGGAAGGAGGTGACCAGATGAATTGTCGGGATTGTGGGAAATATGTGAACGTTACGATCGACAGCAACCTAGTGCCACAGAGTGTTAGCAAGTTTATTGTCTGTGTGCGTTGCTCAGCCAAGATATGGAAAGCTCTTGGTGGTTTTGGTAGTGGAGATTTCAAAAAGTATCTATCTATGGTTGGAAGAGAACGAAGCAAATGAGCAAGCATTCCGAAAGATCAAAACAACGGATGGCCAACTACCAACAAGCGCGACAAGTTACGGAGCTTGAAGCTGCCGAACTAAATAACCGCGCCAATGGTAGTTGGAATGTCCGTAGCATGTGGGATGGTATCAGTGGTATAGGCCCAGACGGTCAGTGGATAGGAGCTACACCTAGGGTTGTGGGCAAGTCGATGAGAATGTGGTACTACAACGGACGGACGCACGCTCACCCAGCGTTCACAGGTCGCACCCGTCGTGTAGGTGCTGCCCCTAAGATGACAGATAAGACATGCCTGTACTGTGAGGCGCCTATGAATAAATAGTCAGTGGGTCAATGACCCGCCACAATTAGGTGACCGCCTACCTTGCATCGAAGCAAAAGTGGATGGAATAACCAAAGGCACAAAGGTTTACCCTGTGCCTATTTTATTTTAAGGAGTCTGCACAATGGCGCAAACCAACAGAATTGGTAGACATATGACGACTATTGAATCCATCAATGGAAGAATTTATGTAAGGTACTGGGATACTGACGTGGTCCAGTTTGACAATCAATGGATTACGTTAGATCACGGCGGATACAAAACCCAAACCACAAAGCTACGCATGAATCAAACGGCGTCACAGTTTGGGTTGGGATTTGGAGTCTATCAGAAGAACTATAAATGGTTTGTCACTTGTCCTCAGGGGGATGTTATCCCGTGGGGTAGTGGCCGTAGAGTAACACTAAGCCGAATCAAACAATAACCTATGCTATCTCAGAAGGGGGCAAGCTATGCGTTGCAATCACTGCAACACGCCTATCGGTACAGTGCTTGACCATACGTGCGAATAACCTAATCAAAACAATCGGAGGTGTAACAATGAAACGAGAGTACCTAGTTAGCTACTGGTTTGAAAGAAGCGGGGATGATTATGACGTAGTAGGGGTCAGCGCTCACACTCCAAGAGGAGCCGTCAACTCTGTCATGCAAGGCAGATGGTTCACGCAAGCCATGAAGGATCACCAACTTGGTGAGAATGATCAACTTACCATCACTGTATCACTGCAAGAGGCGGTTGAACAATTCCTAGCAAATCGTGAGGTAACAGTATGAGAGTAATTGCCTACACATACGAAGCTGACGTCCATTGCATAGACTGCACAGAGAATACATTTGGTGAGAAATTCACCAAAATGCGAGGGTTATCCGATTATTTTCTACCAGATGACCGTGAAGGCAACAGAGTACATCCACTATTCGACATTGACGAATGGCAGGAATTCGATGAAGGATTCTTATCAGAAAACCCTACACAATACCTGGCATGTGGCGATTGCCACGAGATTATAGAAACCTACACCGTGGAAGGAGTAACAGCATGATGAATATCAGCGAGTTGAAGGTAGACATTGGGCAATTATGCACGAATTGCGGGAATGAAACTTCGGAGCTGGCAGGCGCATATCCAAGTGGGGCGGACGCTATCCTGACCCTGGGATGGCAAAGCTATAACACAGATGGGCCATCCATTGCTGTGGTTGTCGATGGCTTGCTGTGCCCTGACTGCCAAACATCAAGTGATAGGGAAAGCTAGGTGAGGGCGGGGGCTCCGGCCCCTGTAAGCCCCAGACCCCGTCCCAAGGCGAGGGTCAAATCTGAGGGGTTTGGAAGGTGAGCATGGCAGAGTATGAAGTGAAATGGACAGTCAAACTACGGTACACCAGAGTGATCGAGGCCGACAGCAAACGGGAAGCGGTAGAGATTTCATACGCTATGGGAGATGCTGGGGTTGAACTTGATTGCACAGGGGGAGAGTACGGAAACGGCTATCAATATGACGTGTCGCAGATGAAAGCAACGAGGTCGAGATGGTAATCCTGAGGATAAAGCCCGACCAAGAAAAACTAAAGGCATTTATGCTAGACCAAGGCGTCACCTTACAGGATGTGCTTGACGCTGTCCTTGATCTCAAGAACCTGAACGGTGACCAGCTCAACGAGCTGGCAGCTGATCTCAAGAACTATATAGCTAATTGGAAAGGAGCGTGACTATGAAAGCTACAGGACATACACCAGGACCATGGGAGCTGCATAGCTCCACTGAAGGTGACCCACGAGTGGGCGATGGCTCGTTTTGCATTACGGGGCCAATTGGAGATCAGCGAGGGGTGATTGCAAACATTGTCCCGCCAGATTGGCATGAAACTCCTGCCAACGCGAGGCTCATAGCCTCTGCCCCAGCACTTCTGGACATCCTGGAGGGGTTCCTTAACACACTAGTGACAGATGATCTGGAGTGGGAGGCACTCCTCAAGAGGTATTTCGACTCCAATATAGAGCTGTTCGACTTTGCGATTGACACGTATACATACATACTGAATCTAGAAACGGAGGAGGCCATAGCATGAGTGACTCGACAGTACATACACCAGGGCCGTGGAGAGCCACCTTGGAAAATGCTCTTGCTGATATCAACTGGTTGCTGGTCGAGGGCTTTGATACCAATGCAGACGAGTGCAACATAGATGGGGTGAGAGATACGATTGCAGAGATAAAGCAACTCCTAGCCAATGCGAAAGGAGAGAGTGAATGATGGCTAAACAGTTGAGGAGTAGTGACGATGAGAGTCATAGCGTACACATATACGGGGATTTTGGCAACTTGGATAGGCCGAGTGACCCGCCAGGAGGGATAGGGTATGTCTACTACCCTGGAGAGACGTTGACGGCTATCGACCTACGCGAGGAGATGGAGGCCGCACTGGAGTGCGGGGAGGAGGGCATCGAGACGGCTACAATCGTCCAGGTAGATGAGGAGAAGGGGGGTCTACTGATCAATAACAACGGGTGCGGAGAGGCACTGTACATACATAGCCTAGGGCGTATCGGCATTGCATGGGGCGCGGCAGCAGACTGGGCCGATGCGGATAGCCTAGCAGAGGGCATCCGTATGTACCACGAGGGATGCCCTGAGTGTGGGCGAGACCTTGGGCCGAACGCAATGACCTGCCCAACGTGCAGCGACTGAGAATCTCCGGCTCGATGAATCACCAGGTTTGGGCCAATTGAATACATAGAAAGGGGGCGCAAATATGACAAAGAGAATGAGCAAGCCGGAGGAAAGAGCTAGGCGTGTTTTGTTAGCCGTTGCAAGTATGAGTCCAGGCGTGGATAAACTCCGAGATTTACAGGGTGAACTTGAGGAACTTCGGGATTCCCTCTTGGAGCAAACATATCAACTCCTAATTGGGAAACGAGGCCCCGCGATGCAGATCATAATGGTGAAGACTGAGAAAGTCGAAGTAGCGATGCAGATCATAGAGGGCATGGTTGACGCCTGTGACAATGTCTCCACCATGGTTGGCGAAATCGACTTTAGGTGGTAATAGATGCGGGTCCGATAGGTTCAAGGGGATTCCTATAGTTATCGGCCTTCACTAGGAAACAAACTATAACATGGAAGGAGGAAAAGGAAATGGCAACACGGGCACAGTACGAAGCAATCCAGCGGGTCATCATCGAAGCGCTGCAACGGGGCACGCCGCCATGGCATAAGCCGTGGAATGCACCAGTGGGCAACGCACTTCCCCACAACGCCGTAACAGGCAAGAAGTATCGGGGTATCAATGTTTTCAGTTTGTGGGCGGTGGGTGCTATGAACGGCTACGGTTCACAGGCGTGGCTCAGTTATAAGCAGGCGCAGAAGCTCGGCGGCAATGTCAGAAAGGGCGAAAAGGGCACGCTTGTGCAATTCTGGAAGGTAGAAACCGAAGAGCTTCCAGAGCTTGACGATAAAGGCAAGCCAAAAATATCAAGGCGCTTTGTATTCCGCATGTATACCATCTTCAACGTGGACCAGTGCGAGGGGCTCAACCTTCCAAAGCGTGAGCTCGTCAATGACAGCCCGGTGGATACGTTCAATGCTATCGAAGCAGCTGAAACTATAGCCGCCGCCTACATCTCCAACGGTGGGCCCACTATGGACCATAACGGCGGCGACAGGGCGTTCTACGTGCCCGCAAGGCATGAGGTACACATGCCGAAGCAATCACAATTCGAGGGCAAAGAGGAATACTACTCAACACTCTTCCACGAGCTGGCACACTCGACAGGCCACAAGAGCCTGCTAGGCAGGCTTGAAGAGGGCTCCGGCCCTGCACACTTCGGCTCCGAACGATACAGCAAAGAGGAACTCGTCGCGGAGTTTGGCAATGCGTTTCTCTGCGCGGAGCTGGGCATTGAGAACAAAACCATCCAGAACTCAGCCGCATACATTCAAAGCTGGCTGAAGGTTCTCGAAGCTGACTACACTATGGCACTGAGTGCCGCCAGCAAGGCACAGAAAGCCGCTGATCTCATCCTGAGCAGGGCCGGGAAGGATAGCTAACCAATCAGAAAGGGGGCAAGAATGGAAGAGCAACATCTGAGTCATTGCGTGTGTGATACCTGCATGGGAGCTTGTGACGAGATGAATCCCACTTGTGGCGACTGCTTCGCTTGTGAAGCTAAGGCCGATGATGACTATTGGTGGGAAGTGAATCGGGCCGACATACTCCAGATATAGAAGGGATAGGTGAGCCACTGGCCCCACGGGGCCAGCGTAACCCCCACGGCTGGTGGCAAGGCCAGCCAAATACAGAGGGGTTTGGAAGGTGAGCAACTGATGGAAGTTTACACATGCGAAAGGCCATTTTGCCTAGATGATGGCATAGTACAAATGAAGGAACTGAGGTTTCGGTGGCGTGGCAAAGTGATCTTTCTGAAGAATGGCATGATGAAAGATTTATGCCTGCGCCATGCAGAAGAAGTCGCAAAAGACAACATCCTCATCACTAGTGGCAACCGGATGGGTGCCAGGCAAGCCATAGCCAATGCGAAAGGAGAGAGTGACTAACATGGGAGATCGAAGACTTGCGGAGATCAGGACTAGTGGAGGATCTGTCTACTTCTACACTCACAGCACTGGCAACATGATGCCGTCCGATGCGGAGGCCGCTCTCAAAATGGCAGAGCCTCTAATGAATGATGAGCCCTGTGCTCTCAGGAGGATCATTGACTATCTCATTCGTGTGAGTGGCTCCAGGGATAACGAGCTGGGGAGTGGGATCATGCTGTACCCAATCGCAGAGGACTATTACGGCGGAGATCCAGCGAGCGTCATCATAGACTTGGTGAACTGGAGGGCATCTGCAAATACCAGAAACTGACATACGGAACACGCTACGCATATTGACAATGGTCTAGGTGATAGACTATGATTCTGGGGAAGGGGGGCGCCATGATCGAACTCGTTGTGATAGAGCACGACCTTGAAGCGACAACGACTGAGGAGAAAAGATTCCTCTTTGCTACTGAGGAGGACGCTGCCTCCGCCACGGATTTGCTGGTCTGGCTTACAAGGTGGAGTGGGAATGATGGTACTGAATACGAGTCAAGCTGTAAGGAGGTAATGCTATGACGAAGTTACCCAACATCTACGCTCGGTGTCCCCTGTGCAAGATGAAAGTGCTGGTTATCTTTGGGGGAACCGTCAAAGAGCGAGACGGCAGGATTACGCTGGTCTGCCCATTCTGTGAAGACTAGGAAAGGAGATGTTATGGATTTTTCAGACACAGAGAACCGGCTGCTGGTAGTCAGCACAATCGGATGGCTGCTGGTTGGGGCACTGGCGGCAGTGCTGGCACGCCGGATAAATCACGAACGGAAGGAGGGCGACTAACACCATGCAAAACCAGAAGTGGATCAGGGTGGGTGGAGGCGAGGTGCGGTTGTATTCCCCGGAGGAGGCCGCAGACTACTGCGGCGGCCCGGAATCCAGGGTTTCAGTCCAGACCATCAACAGGTGGAGACGTACTGGCTGGCTGAGATTCCTGGAGTTTGGACGGGGCTACTACTACACCAAGGATGCACTGGACGAGTGCCTGAAACTCAGGGGATTACAAAACCGTATAACTCAGGAGGTATCACCACGATGACAATGGAACAGAATACACGCATGATCGAGGGCAAGGTCGTTGAGATCGAGTTCAAGCCCAACGTCACCGGCAGGGAGTTTGTGACGGTCACCATCCAGCAGGAAGGGATGACCTACCGTACCAATGTACGGGCAACGGACGCTACGATCCTTGAGCGTATGAAAATTGTGAAACAGCACCTGGAAGCAGGTTCTCCTGTGCGGTTAGGGTTTGAAATCAGGGAGAGCCCGCGCAGCGCGGGTGGAGTCTACCGGGACATTCTGAGAGTTACCAGCGTATCGCTGGATGATGTACCCACGGATTCTCCTGCACCTCAGAGCACACCACGAATAGCACAGCCAAGCCCTGCTCCTTCACCGCAAGCACAGGTAACTGCGGACCAGATGAGGATTATGAGGCAGTCAACTTTAGGATATGCGGCAACCGTCATAGCCCCAATCGTGAGCGACTTTGCCACACCACAGATGATGGTAGAGAGGACTATCGCTATAGCCCGAAAGCTCCTCCATTATGTGCTCACCGGAGAGACGCCAACCCTTGAGGATGCCCCTGAGAGGCCACAGGAAGCCCTAGACGGGGCTCCTGACATATCAGATGACCCTTTAGATGAGCAGGGCCCATATCCAGAGGATGAAGAGGGGGTGTACGAGGTATGAGTGACACGCAGTGGCATCAGCTAAACAATGGAGAAACCGTGAGCATATCCCGTAATGGGAACCACCAGTACTGGATCGGTGATAACGGCCCGAAGATGCGAAGCGTGACGGGCATGATCTCCCACATCGAGGGCGACACGTTCGGGGTTGGCCTCAACTGGGGGCTCAAGATGGTTCGGGAGCATGACGGCGACCTCAACGCCCCGAGAAGTATCAACAAAGAATCTGTTGATACTGGAAACCGTCTCCATGAGGCCATCGACAGGTACATAACGAACGGCACAATCACGGAGGATCCGGTGTTCATGTCGTGGCACAACGAGCTGGGAGGAGAGGAGTGGTTAGCCTCGGAGGTGTTTCTGTATCACCCTGATATGCTCTTCGGCGGTACGGCTGATGCCATATCACTGAGCACCGATGGAACCGTGACCATTTTTGACTGGAAAACCGTAGACCCGTCCTCTTGGCAGAAATACGGGGCAAACCTGCGTATCAATAAAGACTCCGCCCAGCTCGCTGCCTACGCATCGTGCCTCACCACGATGGGGAGTGTGTATGCCCCTCTCAGGGGCTGCGTGGCATACATCATGCGTGACGGGAGTGGCGTGGATGTAGTAGAGGTTGATCTGGAGCGTGGCAGTAAGCTGTTCCGTGCATCACGGGAGCTATGGCTGCTTACCACAGGGGGTAAGTGATGCGTGACGGATCCTCTGTGCGCTGGGATATGCCAGACCCTTTCAGTCATGGTCGAGATCGAAAGTCTCCAATGCCGGAGGCATCCATAGGTGCGTGCACGAGGGCACAAAAGTGCGGGAATTGGAATGTCGATCTTGGCAACGGACTGTGTCAGAAATGCTGGGATCGTAAGAGCGGTGGCAAGAAGGAGGACGACGATGACGATGAGATTCAATCCGAATCCTAGATCCAGAGTCAGGGGGATTTACATCCCCCCCTGCGGAGGGGACCACGGACAGGAGACTACCTATCTGAACTGGTGCGACCAGTGCAGAGAGATAGCGTACCAGGAGAAAACGATACGCCTTATGGCAGACCAAAATGTCCTTATGGCAGACCAGACTGACCTGTTGCGGTATCAGGCGGAGAACCTTGGCTACCAGCCAAGGAGGAAGGACACCCCATCTCGGCCACCAGCCCCAGTTCCAGAAAAGAAAATCCCAAGTGGAGGCGCTAATGTTCGACCACGATCCAGTAGTACCTCTTGAAGACATCCCTATTGACACGTTCGATATATTTGGGGCAGGTGGACACTACCGCCTGGACTGGCCCAGGCTCAACATACAGGCCGAGGTATCACACTTCAATAGGGAAAGGGACTCGTCACTCTCAGCCGAGGTTGAGTTCCGGTCCCAGAGGCCCAGCGCCAACGCGTCAGGGCACGTCCTCCGGCGCAGGGTGAACCTCAGTAATCCATCTGCACCATATGTCAAGAGCCTCACAGAAGAGGACGAGTCACTCGGCTGGAAGCATATTGTTGACCAGCTCTGCGTTGCGGCGACCGATGCCTACCGCACAGGGGCTCCAGAGACTGAGCTTGTGGGACAGATAAAGGCATCGCCCGAAGGGCACTGGCTGATACGTCCGCTGGTGCAAATTGGGCACCCAACCCTGATTTATGGAGAGGGATCGTCTGGCAAGTCATGGCTTGGTCAGTACCTGAGCGTACTCGTGCATGAGGGGATCAACGCATCCGGGCTGGAAGTCTCCCAGGCACGGGTGCTGTACCTTGACTGGGAGACAGATCTCAACGAGATCGGGTCACGCCTTGCCATGATACGGAAAGGGCTTGGACTGCCTGAACGTACAGAGACAGGCATCTGGTACAAATACATGACCCAAGGGTTGTCCAGTGACGTATCAGTGGTCAGGAAAATTGTGCAGGACAGGAACATCCAGTTCGTCGTGTGCGACTCGTTGGGGTCAGCGTGCATGGGGGAGCCAGAGTCAGCAGAGGTGGTGCTCAAGCTGTTCGGGGCCATCAGGAGCCTCGGTGTAACCAGCCTGTGCATTGACCACACCAATAAGAGCGATGTCCTGTTCGGTAGCGTGTACAAGAGGAACGCATCGAGGCTGGTGTACCACGTCAAGAAATCCCAGCGCGAACAGGACGTGGAGTTCGAGATGGCTATGTTCCACGAGAAGGCGAACAACAGTCGACTCATTCACCCGATGGGGTGGAACCTCCAGTTCGATAACGTGGGAGGAATGGCGACGTTCACGAGACGGGATGTCAAGCATACCCGTCTTGAGAGCGAGATGACCGTGAAGGAACGCATCAAGAACTACCTTGAGGAAAGCATTGGGGCACAGTCAGTTGCGGACATTGCGGAAGCCCTTGGAAAGGGTACTACCCACATCTCCAAGGAGTTGAGCGATAACAAGGACATGTTCAGGGTAGTCAGCAAGGGTTTCTACGAGAACATCAGGTCGGAATCTGAGGAATGGGCTGCACGGAGCATCCCTATCCCACCACCAGGAGCGACAGAATGGGAGGTATAGACGAAGATCTTGACCGCAGGGTTGGGCTCTTACACATAGCTCAGGAAGCCGGGATCGAGCTGACGAGGAATGGGAAAAAGCTGCGGATGAAGCAGGTGGTGGATGATCGCGGGGATCCTCATCTGGCGTTCAGGATACTGGAGAATAACAAGGCGGACGTTCTGGGCATCATGGAGGACAGCAAATCGGTACGACAGTGGCTGCTCGATGCGAGGCGGGAGATGACTGCCATGCACAACAAGATCAACGAGACAATGGACCGCTGGATCAATGTCGAGCGGATGTACATTGCCCTGAACCCTGACGACGAGGGGTGCCTCTGTAGAGACGGGTGCCCTGACGACCAGATCGTGCGCTGTGTGTGGTGTGCTGGAAACTCAGCGTAACGGAAGAAAGAGGAGGTGCTCATGGACAAAAAACCCCCAGATCAGTGGAGAGAACTGTTGACCTGCGCTGAGGCGTCACAAAAGTCTGGCCTCAACGCCTTCACCCTATGGAGTCGTGTCAGAGGCGGGTCTATACGGTCCTACCGAAGGAACGGAAAGGTCTATGTCACACTGGAGGACATTGGGGACTGGATGCCACTGTGGTACCGTGGTCACGAGGCAGCCATACGGGAGGCACATGCAGCTGGAGAGCCAGACGCACACACGGCTCGAATACTTGGCCTTAGCAGGGAGAGGGTAAGACAATTGCGGACAAGGCTTGGGCTACCAGTCAACCCGCCAAAGCCACGGCTTCCCAAGGCGTTTGCCCCGAGGGAGGTATGATGGTACAGCTGGCATTACGGGATACGACATCATGCTCACGTCTGGAGCAGAACTTCTGGGAATACCACTTCAGGCACCCAGAGGTGTACCAGATGCTTGTGCAGTTCGCCCAGGAGTGGAGGGAACGACGGGGATCGGAGTCCATCGGAGGTATGAAGATGCTCTGGGAGAGGGTTCGGTGGGAGATGGCAATCCAGTCATCAGGGACGTTCAAGTGTAACAATAACCACCACCCGTTCTACGCCCGCCTCCTGATGGATCGTAACCCTGAGCTGGAGGGCATATTCAATCTCCGTAAGCAACGAGTCCAGGCCACCATCGGGCCAGACAACAGTACACTTCCTAGCGGAGAACACTCATATGCGTATTGAACTGGGCCATCTGCCTGACCCTGACCTGAACCCAAACAAACGCCTTCACCACATGCAACTCTACAGGGCGAAGAGAGAT